TATTACTTCTATAATGAACATTCCAAGGTGTCATATTTAAGATATTAGAAACATCTTTAGAACTATAAAGTTTTACTTCCATTATCTTAAAATTTTATTTGTTATTCCTTGCATTGAGTTTGGGTCTTTTTTATACGCCTCATACATTAACATTAGATTTTCAGCGTCATAAATTGGAACTTTAGAAATTTGTTTAATAAAATTTTCATAAACTTCATAGACTTGGCTCGTTTCATTTTCTTTAGAGTTAAAAAAATCATCGTAGTATTTGCGTTCTACTTCTGTAAGTAAATCAATTGTTCTATTAATTTGCATTTTAAGTGCGTTTTTAAACACTTTTTTACCTTGCAAGTCTATTAATATGTTTTGACTTATTTGCATTGCTAAAACGCCTGTTATCACTTTGTGAGTGAATTGTTCTTGTTGTGTCATAATTTAGTTATTTATTATTTTAATTAAGTGAGATTCGTTTTTAAAAAGCAAATCATATTTAGCTAACATATCCTGTCTAAAATGTTCTACTCTATCTTCTCTTACATTTTTAGTTACTTCTATTCCTTTAGCTAAAAATGTAACGTTTATAAATTTTAAGTTTCTATCTGATATTTTAATGTAAGCCATAATTCTATTTGTTTATTATTATGGTACAAATCTAATTTAAATATTTTAATTAAAAAAATATTTTAACACTTTATTTCAAAAAAAAAACCACCTCGTTAGAAGTGGCTTTTTAGTTGGGTGTATAATTTGACTACTATAAAGGGTCAATTCTTGCACCCCTTTAATTATATTCATATTCTTCAACATTTAAAAATTCATCAATTTCTAAACCTCCCTCACTTATAAAAATTTCTGGTTCTCTATAACAATACCAATGATTAACTATTGAATCTACAATATCTTTACTCATTTCTTTAAGACTTGTATCGTTTCCGTTGTTCATTTTTTGTTCATCAATTAAAACTTCTTTAATTAATTGCTCCGCTTGTTTAATTTTTTGTTCGTTTGTCATTTTATTTGTTTTTAAAGTTTGTAATTTATTATTTCATTATATTTTTTAAAGTATCCATTATACTTTCTTGCGTTTTGCCCCAATACATTTCACATTTTCCGTCTTTTATTGGACTTTCTGCAAACCAACTTTGCCAAACACCGCTTTCTGCTGTAAACCTTTTACAACTTTCTTTAACAGGACAATTAACCCCGTTGCATTTTGTTATATCACTCATTTTCTATAAATTTAATTTCTCGTTGCAAATAGTCTAAAGCCTTTTTTAAGTCTTGTAACTCGTTATCTTTTTTTCCAGCTCTACAAATATACTTAACTACATTTCCACGATTAAAATTAAGTCCGTAATGCTTAGAAATATCTATTACATCGTAACCTTGTTTGTTATCGTAGTGGTTTGGTACAATTTCATAGTTAACTTTAATTTCATTAACTTGTTGTAGGTCTTTGAAGTCTGTTGCTAAATCTTCGTTATGTACGTAGTATAGTTTTTTAAAGTCATCTATAAAAAGCATACCATTAATTCTTTCGCCATTAACTTCGTAAATATTACCTTTAGTAAAATTCCTCCATTGGTCGTTATTGCACAAATATTTATCTGATTTTTTAATATTTCTCATAATTTTAATTTTTGAAAAGCTCCGCCCAATTAGACGGAGCTTCAAGGTTAAATGTTTTGATAAGTTTTAAAATGGTAGCGAATCGTTTCCCACTTCTTCAACTTGTTCTGGAGCAGTTGTTCCTGAATCAGCCTTAAATACTTTCCAAGCTGATAACGTTGTAAAATACTTTCCTTTCCATTCGTTAGTATTTACGTTAAAATCTACTTTAACTTCTGCACCTACTTTGTTAAATTTTAAAAAGTTATCTACTTTTTCTTCTCCGAATAATTCAAAACAATACACATTGTTATATTGTTCTGTAGTTTCTAAAATGAAACTTTGTTTTTTCCATTCAGAACCTGCTGCCGTTGTTCCTGTTTGTAAATCTAAAATCTTTGTGATTCTCCCTGATACTTCTAAAGCCATAGTTTATTTATTTATTTGTTTATTATTTACGTTTAAAATCTTCGCTTTCATCTTCTCCAAATACTCCAAGTTCATAAAAACCTGTAAGTTTTAATACTGCTCTTGACATTGCTCTTTTTTCAGCCATTTCCATAACATACCAAGTTTGAGTGTTACCATCTTTAAAAGTGTCGCCTTTTATTGCACTTCCAAAAGTTTGAATTTTTGCATCCTCTTTACTTGCGTTTGCTTTTACAACACAAAATTTAGGTTCACAAGTTATAACTTCATAATCAATAAACACTTTTTCTTTAGCTTGTATTTTATCAATTCCAGAACGTGTTATAATTATGTAATGTTGATGCTTGTAAACATCTTCTTTTGTAAGTTCATACTTTTTGTAAAGTGCTGTTAATTTTTCTATATTCATAATTTAGTTATTTCGTTTTTTAAATAAAAATTCTTGTTCCTCATTCCAAGCCTTTATGCGATGCTTTCTAATTTTAAGATAGTTTTCATCTTCTAAATCTTCTGTACTTGGTAATTGTTTAACTTGAAGTCCTAAATGATTAAGATACATTTTCTCGTCATTACCTAAATCGTTGTAATGTTCTTCTTGAAGTTTTAAAAAATATTCTTTAGTTGCTCCCATAATTTAGTTATTTAAAGTTAATCTTTCGTATGCGTTACACATTTCTAAGTTGTTTGAATAATGAACGTTTTTAATTTTTAACATCCATTCATTGAATTGTTCAGCTCTTGTCGGTTCGGTTAATAATCTTTTTTTTAACCTTTTAAAAGTAGTGTCCATAATTTATTTTTTTAGTATTTTCGTTTAGATTTTTTTAGACGTTTTCTTTTTAATCTATTTTTTTTAAAAGTAGCTTGTTTTTTTTCTTCAGTTTTTTCTTCTTTGTACCAATTAGGATTTCTTACTTCTTGTTTGTCCATAATTTATAAGTTTTTAATAGTTTCGTTAATTTCTTTTTGCATTTTTCTATTTAGTTTTTTTAAATCTTTTTTCAAAGTTCCTTGTGCATCTGTTAATTTGAAGTTTTGAATAAGAAATACTACGTTGTCAAGGTGTTTAATTTCTTTAGTATTTAATTCAATTTGATTAACTAAATGTTTAAGTATAGTTAATTTTTCGTGTTTAATAATTGTATCATTCATAATTAAGTAAGTGTATTTAGTTTATTAATAATGTTTGGTAGTCTTTCATCTTCTGTAAAAGTAAGATTTTCAATTTCTAAAGAGTCAATGTCGTAAGCATCAAATGTAAACTCAATATCTTTGTAATTTCCTGTCACACCTCTTTTAAAATTATCCTCTTTAATATTAGAATAGTCTATTTGCTCTTTCGCAGTCTTAACAATTTCCTCTTTTATTAAGGCTATTAGATTGGTTAGTTTCATAATTTTTATTTTTTATAATTAAGCTATTTCATAATTCCATCCTAATTTTTCTGCTTCTTCTAATGTATCCACATATCTTACTTCTGTTCTATTAGATTTAGCACCATCAAAATCAAATAAATAAATTCTTACTCTGATTAATTCTTGTGTTGTAGTTTGATTTTTCATAATTATAATTTTTTAGTTGTTATTTCTTTTACAAATATACAACAAATTTTTTAATTAAAATATTTTTATTAAAATAAAATGTAATTTAAATTAATTCTAAATAAAAACCCACCGTTTAAAGTGGGTTAGTTGTTAGTTTTTCCATTTAAAATAGTAAGGATGCTTTGAATAACTATCTTTATAAAAGTTTAAGAAGTAAAAACCGCTTACGCCTTTTTTGAAATTTGTCTGAACCCAATTAGAACTCGGACTAAATGCAGGGAAATTCCAGTAGTTAAAATGTTGTGAAGTTGAATTATCGAAAATATCTTGATGACTATCGCCTTTTATAAAGTAAATATCGTCGTAAAATAATTTATTTTCTCTTATGTAATTATCTATCTTTTCAACTTGTCGAGGGTCTAAAATAGGTTTAAAACCAAACTTTAAATTGTGTCCATCTTTTCCGTGTGTAGCAATAAAGCATTTATTATCTATTACATAATGGTCTATAAATTTACGTTGATTAACTACATTTACATTGTTATAACGTAATTCTATAAACTTTTTAAAGGCTGAATTAACTACATAACCAAAACTCCCAGCGTGATTATCTTCGCAAATATTGTAAACTTCTATTTCACTA